AAACGGCGCCGATTCCGTGGACGGCACGAGGGTCAGCATGTTCGCAGATGTGTGGTTGAAGTGGACACTCGACGCGCTCAGCTGGCTTGACTCACAAGGGAGGCTGTTCGATGGGTGACACGTCGAGCACCCGACGCCGAGCCGGGGAAGGTGCTGCCAGGATTGCTCGGAGTGCCCGTGCGGCGGCTGTCTGGCGGGCGGCATCTGCGACGACGCCGAGTGCCACTGCGACGACGAGAGCAGCGACTACGACTACGACAGCGAGGGGGAGTCCGATGGGAGCTACCGCTTCACCGCGCGCATGCCGGCAGGTGGCGTCGAGCGGCGGCGGAGGCGCTCCGTCAGCGCCTCGACTTTCTGCCGGGCCATTCGCTGAGCGCGCAAGATGCGCTCCGGGTGCGACGAGTCCCGGAGCGCCTCGACCAGCGCGGTGTCCGGGTCCTCGATCTCGGCGTCGTCGATGGGGATGCTCGGGCGTGCGGGCTCAGTCATGGCGGGACCTCCGTGAGTCTTCATCGCCCTCGTAGACACGCTCCACGAGCGCGAGCATCTTGGTCGTGTTTTCGCGGGCATCGGCCAGCCTCGCGGCCTTCTCCGCGTCGAGCGCAGTGCGCATGCTCAGATACTCACGCGATATCAGGAACAGCGCGAGCCCGAGTAGCCCGGTCGGCCCGAGCGAGCTGACGAAGTCCACCGCTTCCTTCATTCGCCCGGCTCCGGTGGCTCGGTCGGCGCCTCGCTGAGCTGGAGCGCGCATCGCTGGCAGTCCGCCGCCCGCACGACGTTCAGCCGGCGGAGCTCGGCGACCACCAGGTCCACGTTCCGCTCGAGCCGGGTCAGCCGGTCGTCGATGCGCTCGAGGATGTCGAGGCTCATACAATCCCCTCCGCTTCCCGCTCCGGCGGAGGCATCGCGCCAGGGCGCCAGACGCCGCGGAGCCGTCGGCCCCGGCTGGTCCTTACGTCCTTCGGCTCGGCGCTCATGCGACAGGTCGTGCCGTCACTCCCGCCACCGCCCTCGGCCGTGCGCCAGAGCCAGTCCTCGCCATCTAGGCAGACGCCCACGTGCCCATCCTGGCCGTCGTCGCGGTTCGCCCAGTAGAGTACGTCGCCCCGGAGTAGCCCGCCGTGGGCCTCGAGGTCCGCCAGCGACCGCCAGGCCGGGTCACCGTCAAAGCCGCGCACTCCGAGCCAGGTCGTGATCGCGGTGACCTTGGGCCGCCGGCCAGGTGGCTTCACGCCGGCGAGCGTCAGGCAGGCGCGGGCGAAAATCGCGCAGTGCGTCCCGCCCGAATGTAGCACCGGCGTGGAGGGCGTGTCGAACTCGTACGCGCCCGCCAGGAAATCGCGATACTGCTCGGCGCGCTCGCCGGTGCGGGACATCGGCCCGTCCGAGAGCCAGGTTTCGGCCACCGATGCCACGGCGTCGCCGGCTCTGTTGCCGTCACCGCCCAAGACGCGCCTCCAGGTGAGCCGTCGTCCTCGCCCTCGCGGGTCCACCGCGCCAACGACAACCGACGCCCGCGTACGCCCCGAACGCACCGGCCAGCGAACCGCACTTCGCCCGGCCCCTGCGGAGTAGGCCGATGGCGCACCGAGCTCCGGCCAGATGGCGCCCCGGGTCCGTCGCCGACACGTCCCACAGTGGGCGGCACCACGAATGCACCTGCCACGCGCCGCGAGCTCGGCCGCCGTCGCAGCGGGCGCCCACGGGGCCCTGCTCGCAATATCCATCGAGCACGTAGCGCGCCAGGTGCGTCTCGTGCTGCGCGAGCGCCACCAGCGCCGCCGCCTCGGTCCGGTTCTTCGCCACGGCGGAGATGGCCAGGGCCACCGGGCGGAGCAGTCGCCGCCGGTCCTCGATGGTCGGGTCCGCGTGGATGTCCGCGCGGTACTGCGGCATCGAGACGAGCAGCGCGAGCACGGCTTCGGCGGGCACGGTCACCGCTTCGCCCTCCGCGCGTCGAGCTGGCGTTGCGCCGCCGCCTGCACCTTGAGCCGGTCGGCCATCAGTTCGAGCGCGCGGGCACGGTCGGACACGTCGACGTGATTAGCGAGCAGCCGCATGGCGAACGCGAGCACGCCTTCGATGCTTTTCTCCAATGCTGCTGGTGTCATGGTATGCGCCTACGGGGGGGCGTCATGAGCTTACCCGTCACGTACAGGCCGAGCAATCCTCACTCGCACAGGGCTTTCTGCGCGATGGCCATGTGCGCGTCCACCGCGAGATAGGCCGGGCACGCCGTCACGTCGGCCACGCTGTCACACGCGCCGCTCGTCACGACCTCAATGGCCGCGCGCTCGTAGAGACTCACGAGCGCCGCTCGCGCCTCCGGCGTGCAAGTCTTCGGCCGGGCCCCTGAGCAGCACAGCACCAGCGCAGCAGCGCACACAGCCAGAGCACGGCGTACCATGCCGCAAAGCCTACTCGGCAGCAGCGTGGAGTGCAACCTGCGGCGGTGCGTCGGTCGCGTTCTTGATCGCGTCGATGCACGCGAGCCACGCGCGCGCCGCACCCGGGAGCCTCTCCTGCGAGCCGTCGCTCTTGCTCGCGTAGAGCGGCGGGTAGCCCGCGCTCGGCGACTCGGCTTCTTCGGCTAGCCCGGCGTAGTGGTCTGGCTGGAGCTCGATGTACTGCTTGCCCGCGCTCGCGGTGACAGCGTCTTCGATGCGGGCGCCGAGCCTGATGCCTGCGCCGGTGCGGTTGTAGCGGTCGGCGGTGTTGACCAACCAGCTGATGAGCTGCTCGACCGCGAAATTCCCCTCGGGCTTGGTGATGTATTTCATTCAGGTACTCCATTTGTTGTCGATGCGGCGGCGCTGCATCATGACGTCGAGTCGATAATCAGCCCGTAATTGGCTAGCGCTGTGCAAAGGCTCTGCAATGCAGCGTTGCCCCCGCGCGAACCTGACACTGTCTGCTGGGCCGCTGATGCCGTACCGAATAAGCCGAGTTGGGCCGTCCCATTATTGTCAGCAACCTCTACGACAGCGGCGCCCGCCCCCGTCCCAAGCCTCACGCCTCCGTGGTTCGCTGTGCTACCGTCGCGCGCGCCTCCGTGGATGTAGACACGCCCGCCGTTTTCATTGCTGCCGGTCGCGCTCGCCGACGCGGCCTGCCCCGAGATCTCGAATACGTGTGTACCATTGTCGCCTTGGCGCTGAAAAATCGTCAACTGCGGAGCGATGGTCTCTGCCCACGCGATCACCCCCCACTGCATCTGACAAAGCGCGCCGCCGAAATACCCGACGTCTATCACCGCGGCGCCCTCGCCTGTCGCTAGTCGCACGAAGCCGGTATCAGCCGCAACTCCAGCGGTCGCCTTCGCGCCACCTTGTAGGATGAGGGTCCCGCCCACTAGGTTCGTAGAGTTGGCAGCGCGTGCGCTCTGCGCCGCGATCGTGGTGTCCACGGTCGCCACGTCTGTGATTGGCGCCAGCTGCGAGATTAGCGGCGCGGACACCAAGTTGTGGAAGTGCAGATCCGCGGCAAAGAGCCGCGCGCCGCCGCTCTCCGCGTAGGCCAGATAACCACCGCTTGGCGCCGACGTGGGCGCAGTCGTGCGATCGCCAACGAATAGCACTTTGACGCCGCCGCCATAGGAGCCCGCGGCAAACAGTGCCGCGTTTCCGCTCGTGTCCAGGTACATGCGCGCGGTGTTCCCCGTGAGCAGGGCAAAGCCGTGACCGGTTTCTGTCCCTACGTAGCCCAGCGACGCCCCCGAATCCCACTGCACCTTCACGCGCGCCGTGCCTGCGATATTGTCGACCCGGACCGCAGGCGAGTCAGTGATCCCGCTCATTCCCTTGACGGCGAAGTTCGCGGCTGTAGTGATTACGCCGCTCGTGGACCACAGGATGTTGCCTGCCGCCGCGGCCGACGTCGGCACCGTCGCTGCGTTCGCGACGTAGATCACGCCGTCGCCAGTGTTCGCCCCCATCTGCGTCGTGGTCAGTGCCGCTGCGCGGCAGAGAGACACGACACGCCGACCTGCCGCGACCTCGCACGCTTCCACTAGCGTCTCCCCTCCGACCTGCAACTGGACTGCGCCGTCACTCGTGGACCCAGTGCCAGAGTTCAGCGCGAGAGTCGAGCCGATGCCCGTGGTAACGTTCGCCGCGCGCACCGTCAACGTCTGCGGCGTCGTCGCGTGCGTGGCCTGGGTCAGCGCGAAGGCGACGACGTCCTTGCCGACGGTTAGCGCCGTCGCAGTTACTGACAGACCCGCGTCAGCGTTCACGCCGCAGACAGCGCTCGTGATTGTGGGAGTCGCGGTCCAAGCGTTCGGCGCGCCGCCCGCGAGCACGGTGCCAGCGGCGCCTGATGCGAGCTGCGCCGCGAGAATGCCCGCCGCCACGTCGAGGTTCGCGGTCGTGAGCTTCGCCCACTCCGCAGCCGTCGCGCCCGAGTCCGTGCGTAGTACGGTATTCGCCGCGCCGATGGCGATGTGCGTCACCGGCAGCAACCCGCCAACGGCGTCGCCGTCCGCGAGGTCCACTTCGCCCGCGACCCATGCAGCGCCATTCCACACGGGCACTTGACCCGCGGCGCTGCCGTTCGGTATGCCGGGTGCGGTATCGACGGCGAACGTCAGCGCGGTTTGGTTCAGGACGACCGCACCTGTGGTAGTGAGGTAGAGTATCTCCCCGCCGTACGTCGCGCCCTCGGCCACGCGCACGCACAAGCCCGCGTGGACGTCGCTGTCCTCGTCGAAGTCGTCGCGCCGGTGGCACTCGACGCGTGAGGACCCGGAGCCGAGATGGTCGACGACGTAGATGCCGTTGTTCGCGTGGCTGCCCTGCTTGAGCAAGAACGCATCGCCCACCGCGAGCGCGACGCCATCGACCGTTGGCATCGCGCCCACCGCGTCGAAGCGCATCACGTTGTTCGTCAGCGTGTATGCCGGCAGCGCTGCCGCCGTGGCTGCGCGGACCGCGTCCTTCCAATCCGCGAGGTACTTGGTCGAGAGGATTTGGTTCCACCAGCTCATTGTTCCTGCTCCGTCAAGCGGGGGATATGAATCCGGACAGCTTCAGCACGCACAAGTCCGTTAGCGCGTTCGCCCCCGCCTCGCCTGCGATTCGCGCATAGAATTTGTTGCCTCCGTCGTGGATGAAGGTTTCTGTCAAGCCGCCGAGCGAGATGTTGTGCGGCACTTCGTAGGCGGCGGTCGACGCAGATGTGTCAGATTGGACACCGACCAGCGTCGGTGTCCCTGAACTGCCCGGGTCCTGACGAAACAGCGCCAGCTGCGGCAGAGTGGTGGGCAGAGCGACGTGGCCCGCCGCGCCGACCAGCGTCACGGACAGCGCGGTCAGAATGCCGTACTTCGGCTGGGCCAACTCGACGTAGACGGCCCATGCCGTCGCCGCGCTCGTCTGCACCAGACCCAGACATCCGCTCGGCGCGAAGTCCGCGGCCCAGTAGTTCGTAGGCTGCGGCAGCACGATAAGAGGGAAGTACACCGGGTCATTCGCGATCGTGCCGAGCGTGCGCTCCTTGAGAAATTCGATCCGGTTCGCGATGATTTGCCCCATGTCGAACACGGGTCCGCCGACGCCGCCATCGACGGGGTCACCCGGCGCCGGCGCGGTGAGCGGCGTGGTCCAGGCGTTGACGGGGGTGATGTTGCTCGGCATCTACTATGCTCCTCAGTAGGTCACGGGGCGGAGCGTTTCGAGCAAGATAGCAGCGCCGCCGAGCCATGAGCAGGTAGTCAGCGCACCGCCGCACTTGGCTTTGAGCCGGAACGAGTGGGACACCGCGCTCGCGATGGTATACCACCCCTCCATTGAGTATGACACCCCGAGCGAGCCGTTATTATTGCTCTGGTACACCTTGCACCCCTTGACCTCGTTCTCCGTTGTCCCGTCGTATGCGATTATCTTCACCCACCCGCCGCCGTTGCCCGCGCCGGTGAACTGCAAGTGAATCTGCGCGCGCACTAAGATGATGTCTCCCGCTTGCGGGCTCGCGATGACCGGCTCGCTGGGCGCCCATCCTGTCATGTCGGTGTAGCTGGTTGCAGTGACCGAAGCGATCACGCCATTGGCGTCGGTCGGATCGTCGACGTATCGCCCGAGATACCCAGCTGTGACGTAGTTCACGCGGCTCTTGATGTATTCGATCCGGTTCGCCAAGGCCTGGCCCATCAGGAACGACGCGCCACTGGGCGAGCCGTCGACGGGGTCGCCGTTCGCCGGGCCGTTGACCGGCGTCGTCCATGTGTTCGCGGGAGTGATCGCTGCGGGCATTGCTACTCTGCTCCTATCACGGCTTGTGTGCCGCCTGTACCGTATGTGCCACCGCCACCGTATGTGCCGCCAGTCCCATACGCCGAACCGGAAATCTGGAAGATGAACTCGCGGAAGATGAACCCCGAGCGCTTGTGCTTTTTCACGAGGCGCCGTAGACCCGCGACCTCGGCCCACGTGATGCCGGCGACGGAGTAGAGATTACCGCTGTTGTATGTGTTGCCGTTGTTGTAAGTCGCGCTGCCAGCGACGACGCTGTGAGTGCCCGGCGGGAAGTAGATCCACCCCTGCGACCACCACGGCTGCGGCGGCCGGTGCCATTGCCAGTCCTCGTATACGACCGCGCCGGGGAAGCCGTAGTTCGCTAGCGCGAGCTCGACGGCCTGCTTGGTGCCGTCCTGCGAGTGCAGCGCGAAGGACTGCCGGAGGCGGTCGCGATAGGTAGACGGCGCGTCGGAATAGTACCGCTGGATGTCCCGCGTGTCGCCAATCTGGGCCAACGCATCGTCGTGACACTGCGCAGTGAACCGCGCGTGATTCGCTTGCCGCGCACCTTCGGCCGTCATGTCCGCGAAGAGCGCATAGTACCCAAGCGTCAGGCGCTCGCCCCACGTTGACCGCGCCCACCGGATACCGGCGAGCAAGTCCGCGAGCCACTGTCGGTAGTTCTGGGCCATCACCTCACCCGTACACCACGCTGAGCCCGGTCCAGACTACCGCGCTTTGGTCGATCACTTGCAGCTCGGTAAGCGCATAGTTGCCGCTCGGCGCCGTGAGGCTGACTGAGATTACGCCGTCGAGCGCTTCGACCGCGGCGACGAGCCGCGAGTGAATCACGTAGCCGGGCGTTGTCGCTGGCGGAATGACCGTGCCGCCGATCTCCGTGTCGTTCAGCACGGCGAGGATCGCGTCCTTCACGGCTTGCAGCGTCGTCGTCGCAGAGTACGCCGACGCGACGGTCACGAGCCCGGAGACTGTGAGCGCGATGGCCGCCGCGCTCTGCACGGTAACAACGTCCCCGAGCGGGCGGCGCCCGATGCCATCGGTCGTGCCGTTGATGTACGCGAGAATATCCGCCGCCTGCGTCGGGCTGATACCGCCGATAGCCGTGGCACACACCACGTCCACAGTGCCCGGCCCGTAAGGGTTATTCGACCGCACCTTGACGCGCGTCACGCTGTCGTCAGCTTCAAGCGCCCAATTCCTGTACGCGCCGTCAACCGCGGCGTAGCTCAGCGTCGACCACTTGCTGACGTTGCGCGCGCGCAATCGCTCGTCCGTTTCCGCGTCCGTCCCCGCGCGGGTGATCCACGTGCCGGTCGTGCCGACGGGCGGGTTCGTTGCGGTCACGCCGACCAGCGACGTCCACATGTAGAGCGCGACGCTGTTCGCCAGGTTCGATGCGGCGCCAGCCGTCTCGGCCTCGAAGTCCAAGTCTAGCGTCCCTCCGGGGTTCAGGCTGCCGCCGCTGGTATTGCGGAAGGTGACTGTGTTACCGGCCTGGGTCGCGGTGTTGGAGATTTGCAGGTCCCCTACCGCGATGACGTACGGCGGCGCCGTCGCGCTCGCCGTGAGCCGCATCACGCCGTGCGTCTCGACCGCGGCCACGCGCGTGTTCGCGAAGAAGTCTTCGCTGAGCACGTCGAGCCAACCACCCGTGGCGAGCGAATTGAAGCCGGCCGCAGCGATGAGCGCGACCGTCGCCGACAAGCTCGAGTAGATGCTAGCGCCGAGCTGCACAAGCCCGCGCTGCACGCTGCCCGGCTGCCACGACGTAGCGGAGAACCCGAGCGCTTGCAGCGTGTTGAGCGAAAAGTCTAGCGCCTCCTCTTCGGTAACTGGGACGAGCAGTGCAGCGAGTGAGATGGCCATGGTTCCTTCAGTCGATCGCGGTCAAAAGCAGCGCGCCAGTCACGGCGTCCACGGCTAGAGTGAAAGCGTAGGGCTCGTCTCCCGCGGTGATTCGCAAGTCGAGGCTCCACGTCTTGCCGCCGGTGGTCGTGTCGCCCGTCGGCTCGGTCACTGTGAGCGAGACCTCGGCGTCGTCCACGCGCTCGTCACGCAGTAGCTCGGCCTCGGCGTTCGCTTCGATGACTGCGGGGTCCGTCGCAGTGTTGATCGCCGCGGTCACGTCGTAGCCGTAGTCTTGCGCGTACCAGAGCGCGCCGCGGGGAGTCGTGATGCGGCGGACGAGCGCTTGCACGAACGCCGTGCGGTCGTCCACCGTGGTCAGATTCGCGTCGATGTCATCGAGCGCGCCGATGTCGGTGCCGAAGTCAGTCATGTGACCGGCCCTGTTCCTGTCCCAGCGCCGGCTGGGCAGGCTGTGATGCTCGCGACGATGGCATTCGCTTGCACGTATGTCACCACGGCCGTTGCGTGCGACGTGCAACGCGCCGCGAGGCCGGTGAGCAGAGCGGCTTTCATCCCGGCGCTCAGTGACGAGTCGCCCGATATGGTGCCCGATTCCGCGTCAAAGAGCGCCTTGGCCATGCCGGTCCCTACGCCCGCTCCGTCCACGCTTCCAGCAATCATCGGCATCAGATGACCTCCACGAGTGGCATGGTGAGCGGCAGCAGATAGCCGACGTTGCCCGCTCCGAGCACGACCGCGAGCGCGGCAACTGCCGCAGCGTTGCCGGCTGACCCCGCACTGAACCACTGCGGCGGCAGAAGCGCGAGGCTTGCGGCGTTTTGCGCAAGCAGTAGCGTCCCGACTTTCGCCGTGCCGCTCGCCGTCCAGAGCGCGGCGAATGGGCGCTTAGGATCGTCCTGCTCATATCCTATGAGCACCTGCTGCCCCTGAGCCACGAGCACGGTCACGCCGGGCAGACCATGCCGGAGCTTGACCGCCGTCTCGCCCCAACGGCCCGCGACCACGACGTCCACCGAGCCGTCTGCGTTCTGGCGGTCGACGACCGCGGGCCAGAGTCGCGAGTACCATTCCCCGCGGGCCATGAACTCGCGCAGCTTGGCCAGCTGCTCGCGCGGCTCCTGCGTCCTGACCTCGGTGCGCAGGCTGCCCGCCGTCAGCTCGTGGCTCACGTATCGGATTCGCATCCCGCGGAAGGTCACGCCGGGCAAGATCTCGTCGGGAGTAGCGCCGGGCCAGGCGACGCGGTACACGCCCGCGGCGCCGTCGCTGCCGGTGACGAGCGTGTGAGGCGGGGCGACGATGGGCCATGACTCGCCGCCGGTGACCAATATATCGCCATCCGGGGTCACGCGCCAGTTGCCGCCGAGCGATTCGACGATGCGGCTCAGTGCGCCGCCTGCCGATTCGCTGGCGCGCTGCCACGTGGATAGCTGCGTGTCCAGCACGGTCGCAGACGAGTCCGCCGATAGCGTCTCCCCGCCGCAGTCCCGAAGAATGTCCGTCACGATCTTCCGCACGGTCGAGGCGCCGCGATAGAAGCGCTCCTGCACGGTTGTCGAGAGCTTCCCGTTGCCGCCGACGACGCGCACGTGGATCGCCCCGTCCACTGCGTCGCTGCGCACGACGAACCCGGACAGCGTAAGCCCGTTGAGTTCCACGGTGATGGCGCCCGATGCTGCCGCCGCGGCATCGCCTTGCAGCGGCGACAGTGCAAGCTCAGCCGTCCACGCGCCGGACAGCGGCAGGCTAACGAGTGCCGACGTGAGCGAGAGAGTACCGACGCGAAAGCTCATACGAACGCCTCCGCTCCACCCGTCGCGTTGGGCGGGTTCACGTTCGTCGGCAAGTCGCCGCCCGTGCTGCTCTTGCTCTTCTTCGTGTTGCTCTTCGCCGGCTTCGGCGCGGGGAACCACTCGATACAGTCGATGCTAAGCGTTAGCGTTCCCGTCTCAGCGCCGCGGCCGGGCACGGCGGCGCCGATGTGCTGCACGTAGACTTGTCGCACGCCTTTAAGCTGAGTCTCAGGATGCGCGATATCCACCGGCGTACGCACGCCGCCCTTGTTGCGCGGGTGGACCTTCGCGAGCAGCGTCTGCAATTGCTCCCACTGCTCGCGCAGCCAGATGCGGATTGTGATCTTGACCTTCGCCGGCTCATAGCCCTGGTCGACGAGATTCGCGCCATCGTCGCCGGCCTTTTTCTGCGCGTCGACCGCGCGGCTCGTCTCACTCTCGACGGTGGGAATGCCCGGCCACACGTCACCACCGAGGATAAGCGTATCCCAGAGCAGGTCCGAGTCAGCGACCCAAGGCAGACTCATGACGGCCCCAGTGCTGCGACGCCTTGCGCGCCTGTTGAGAGTCCGGGCCCCGCACCGTTCATGCCGGCGCTCGCCATCTGGTCCTCGAGCCAGTTGGCTATCTCGCGGCGAATCACCGGCACGATGCCCGACGCGAGCGCGTGCCCGTCGGCCTGCGTGGCGCCGGGGTTCGCGGCGACCGAGAGATTGATCGTCACGCCACCGGAGCCGCCAGCGCGCGCAGTTCCGCCGCCCGCGGGACTGGCGCTGGCGGCAGCGGCCATCGGGGCGACGGCGAGCTCGCGACCGGCAGCGGCAACAGCGGGCGTGCCTTGCTCTATGCCGATAGCCATGCCCTCGGAGGTGAAACGCCCAAGCTCGGCGAAGACCTTCGACGGCGACTTGAGTTTCAGCGCGTCAGCGACGGCGGACTTGACCTTATCCGCCAGCTCCTTCGCCGCTTGCACCGCGCGTCCGATGCCGTCGCGAATGCCATTCACAAGCCCACTGATGAGCCCTTGCGCCGCCGCTTCCGCACGCGCGGGGAGCGTCATGAACCACCCGACCAGCATCGCCCCACCCGCGACGATCCCCGCGAAGCCCACGGCGAGCCGCACAGCCACGCCGACGACGAATCCCAGCGCGCGGCCGACCATCTGCGCCGCGACCGCGAGCCCATCCATCGCGCCCTTCTTGTCGCCGCCGAACGCTTTGCCGATCATCTCTCCAATCTTCGTCAGTTCAGTCCCGAGCGGCCCGAGCCCTTCCTTGAAGCCCGTCCACAGCGGCTTGATGAGCGCCGCCGCGACGCCGACCGCGTCGGCTAGCCACTCCATCGCGCCCGCGAGCTTGTCCACCATCGACGCCGCGGTTCCCGATTCGTTGAAGTCGTCGAGTAGTTTGCTCAGCTTGCCGCCGAGCTTGTCGAGCGCGGGGCCGGCCTTCTCTGCGACCTTCGCGAATACGTTTCCCGCCGCCTCTTTCAGCCGCTCGAGCGCGCCGCCGAGTGTCTTGCTGGATACCTCATACGCCTTCGACCCGTCGCCCGCGACCTTGTATTTTTTCGCAAGCTCGGCCATCGCTTGGCTCGCGGTCTTGCTCCCACTCTTCACCGCGTCGAGCGCCTTGCCGATCTCCGCGTCGGCTACCTCGGCGCTACCGGTGACGGCCTTCAGGTCGCCCCGCAAAGCGTTCAGCTTGAAGGCTTCCTTGTAGTCGAGCCCGGCCTCGCGGCTCTTCTGCGTCGCCTTCGCCAGGTCGTCGAAGCTCTGCCCCGTGCGGATCGCCTGCGTGTGCAATAGCTTCAGCACTTGCGCGCCGCGACCACCTGAGAGCACGTCTTGCATCGCCTGCGCCTTGTCGCGCAAGAGCTTGGCTTCGACGACGCCGTGCGCGAACTCGGCGACCAACGACGCCGCGAACTTCGCTGCGCCCATCGCGGCCTGACCCACAGCTGTGACACCAATCGCAATGCCAAGGATGCCCATGCCAATCGTCGGGCCAGCGAACGCGCCGAGCAGCTTCTTGCTACTCAGCTCGCCGATTTCGCCGCCCGCCGCTTTGGCGGACTTGCCGAGTTTTAGCGTGCTCGCGCTTGCGGCCTTGGCGGTCGCGCTCTCGCGGCCCATCGCCTTCTGCGTCTTGCTCGCGCAGTTGCCGAGCTTGCCAAGCCCTGCCTCCGCGCGCGCTGTCGCCTTGCTGACGCCATCGACAGCGTCGGCCATCTTCGCGGCGGGTCCGCTGACGCCATCCTTCAGCGCGAGTGTCTCAGTGATCACAGTCCACCCCTGCCGCCGGGCCAGCGGAGATGCACGCCGTCGAAGCCGCGCACGGTAATCAGCGCGTCAGCCAAGAGCAGTGCTCCCGCTTCCGCCTGGTCACTTTGATCGCCGCGAAACAACGCCATGAGCATCCTTGCCGCGCTGACTGCATCGCCCTGGGCTGCGCGCGCGAGCGCAACGGGGCCTAGAGTTTTACCCGCTGGGGCTCCCTTTCGTCGCCGGCCATCGCGTGGATGGCGGGCGCGATGTGGCTGAGAAGAATCGCCGGCTCGTGATCCATCGCGTCGGTCAACGCCTGCGGGCCTGGCTCCACGATGCACGCTTGCGCCAGCTCCCACGCCGCGGCGCGAGTCTGCGAACGGTCCGCATACACCTTGTCGGTGTATCGGTCGTATTCGTGGCGCGTCGGCTTGCGGAAAATCAGCCACGCACTCATACCCTCGACGGCGGTAAGGTGCGCGCCATGCTTCGCCTTGAGCTCGGCGATGCGTTCGGCTGTGAGCGGTGCGGGTTTCGTCGGTTCGTTCGGTTTCGACATGTGCGGCCCTTTCGGTGTGGGCCGCCTGTTGGGCTTACGAGCCATGCTCGCGTCACCCGAAGCGGACGGAATCAGCGGAGGTGGTCACGCATCGGCGTCTTGCCGTTGCGCAGAATGGTCAGAGGCTTGAGCTTGATGGCGGTCTGGAGTGGATCGGGCCCGCTCGCGTGCGACTGTGCCAGGCCGACGATGCGGCACTTCTCGAGCGTGTCGACGACGAGCGGCAGGCCGGCATCGGAGTACTTGACGGTGATGTCGATCTCCGCCTCGTAGAACCCATCGCCGAGCTGGTCGACTAGCACAGCTTCCGTCTGCTTACTGACGGTAACAGTCACCTCGCCGGGCTGATACTGCCCGCGCGTGCGGCCGATGGGCGCCGGGTTCAGTCCGTACATGAGCGCCTCCTCGACGGTGTCATCGTAGTCGATGCCCGTGCATTCGATGAAAATCTGCGCGGCCTGCCCGGTCGCGAGTACGGCAAACTCGATGCTCGAGAAGTCATACTTGCGGCCGCGGACGGTGGGGAATTGGATGGCCATCTGTGTCTCTCCTCGGGCTCACGCGCCGACGTCGGCCGCGAAACCAATCTGCGTCGTGAAGTATTCGCCGTATCCGAGAGGCCGGATGGCAACTTCGGTGTTGACCTGCCCGGTCAAGAGCACGTTGTTCGTCAGGTCGACGGTGAAGTTCAACGCGCTGACGTGGCCGCGCTTGCCCTCAGCGTTCAGCGGCTCGGTGAGCTGCGCACGGAGCTGGCGCAGCACCGCGGCCTCTATGTCCTTCGCGTCCTTCGGATCCATCGTGCCCGTGCTGGTCACGCGGAAACTCTTGTTCGCAAACTCGCTCAAGGCGCTCGCGACCGTCGAGCATGCGACGTCCATGACGAAGCCGTTGTGGGTGTACTTGAAGTCGGAACCCGGCGGGCTGCGCAGGTTACCGCGCGTGATGTAGAACCCGGCACGCCCGGGCCACGTGCGCAGCGTGGAGAACTTCGCAGCGTCCATGACGCTGTTGTGGAATTCGTCGTGAGAGATGTACCGCACGCCTGAGAGAGCGCCCGTCGCAACGCGGCCGAGGTGCGTGCTGATTTGCTCACGCGCAGCGCGAGCCATGAACTCGCCCACGACCGCGCGCTTCGGCGTGCCCCAACCCGCGAACGGCTTCAGCGTAGTGCGCACGCAGCGCCCGTAGGCGAGCGCAAGGCGCCGGTCCTCGACCGCGGCAAACGCCGTGATGGTGTTGCTGGTCGTGTCGCCCGCGGCATCCATGAACCCTCGCGCGTAGCGGAAGAGCGTCTGCTCGCTGGCTAGCTCGGCACCGAGTCCACCCGCGAGCGTTGCGGCGCCGGCCGCAGTCGGCGCCATGCCGCTGAGCCCGATGAACCGCCACTGATTCGCGAGCAGTCGGAACACGTCGCCGGCCGCGTCCAGGTCGGCAGTCACGTATCCCGGCTCCGTGCTGGTCCACGTGTGCTTGTCGCCCACAGCGAAGAACGACGGCCCCGCGCCCGGGACGAAGGTCATGGTGACGTTGGTGTTCGGGATCAGATACGTGCCGCCCGCGGGGATGGTGAGTTCCGAGCTCCACGTCGGCGCGAACGCGACTCCGTTGGCATCGACGATATTGTGGGCGTCGAGAGCGTAAACGAATTTGCCGACTCCGACCGTACCGGCCGCGGTGATACGCACCTCAGCGTTGTACGAGTCGTACGGCGCGCCGGCGAGCGTGATTGTCCCGGTCCCAGTGGCCGTCGCGGTGACTGCACTGTTTGTTCCTGCGACGCTGCCGGTGAGCCGACACGCAAGCACGGGTCCACCCGCCTCGCTCAGCACGCGGCACACATCCTCGACAAGCGGACCCTGCCCGAGCAGAGTCACCGCGTCAGTCGGCGACTGCACGCTGATGAGTTGCGTCGCGGTGCCGCTCGAACTGATGCCGCATAGCAGCGGGGTGCTAGCGGCGATTTCGATCAGACCGAGCCCGGGGTCCTTGATCGTGATGGTCTGGTTCGGTATTGCCATGAGTTTCTCCGGTCAGCGACCGCGCCCGATGTGCGGGCTCAGTGCGTTGGGACTGGGTACGGGTGTCTGCGCCTTGCCGGCAGCGACAGCTTCGCGGTATGCGGCCTCGGTCAGAAGCATCGGGACGCCCTCATGGTGCTCGTGCTCGGTCCAGCCGTGCGCGATCCGGGCGCAGGCGTGTTGGCTCGCGCGAATGCCTAGCAGTAGTCGCCACTCGTCGGGCGCGCGGCGGGGGCCCGCAGGCGCCGGCTCAGTGCGCGGGGCCAAGTCAGCGTCATCGTCGGTCCTCGTGCGCGTCGCCATCAGCTCACCACCTGTCCGCTGGACTGCCCGGGAGTGGCCGGCAGGCTAACGCCCGCGTGGACCTGCCCACTGCACGCGCCGCTTTGGCCGCCCCACACGCTGTTGCCGACCCACTCGACGGGCGCGGGGGCGATGGCGACCATCGCGTCGACGATTGGCACCTGGAGATTGACCTCGACGGTCACTTCCTGGCCGAGATCGGCGTCGCCTGTGGCGGCATCATTGACCCACGACTCTTCGCCCAGGAGGATATTCCCCGGCCCGACGGCGCGGCGCATCGCAACGCATGCGTTGTGCAGGAGCTGCTCGGCCTGCTCTTCGTCGGTGCCCCAGATGTGCATCACGAGCTTGAGCGACCTGGTCCAGAGCGCGCGCGTGCCATCGCTGCCGATGTCCTGTCGCCCGATGTCGCGCGTCATCTCGATAGGCCCACCCACTCGCTCGAACACCACTCGAGGGGGCGAGTCGTTGCGGTGTAGTTCGCGCCGCCCCAGCGCCACGGTCACGCTGGCGTCGTCGAGCTCGGTCACGAACTCGGCCACGATGTCAGCGAGCCGCGAAGTCATGCCGCCACCTTGGCCTTGACCGCGCGCTTGAACTCACGATCGATGATGCGCCGCCACTCAGCAGGCACGACGCCATCGGGCACCACGATGCGTTTCGGCATGTGCGTCGTGCCGGTCTGGTGAAAGCCTGCCTGCGGGTGCGTCACGAGCATCGCGACGCCCACGCTCGGCAGTGGGGTCACGTTCGCGAACCGCGCGTACTTGCGCAACGGCGGCGGGGTGCGCCCACGCGCGAGCGATGCGGGCGCCAGCGGAGCGTACGCCCGGCCGTATGCGTCCTGGCCCGAGCGGAAGTCACGCCGCATGCGCGCGGTCAAGGCGTGAGCGACCGGCGCGGCGATCGCGCTCGGCACCTTCGCAAGCTCGCGCAAGGCCCGGGCGAACTGGCCGAAGTTTTTGGGAGTGCCCACGTCAGGCCTCCTCGCTGGCCGTCGTCGGCCAGGCCCATCCCGCGCCAGTGTCGCTCGAGACAAGCGGTGACTGCTCGTCCACGCTCGCGGTCGTGTCCTCGATATCCGTCGGCTCGACTATGCCCTTGGCCACATCGCGCAGCCAAAGCACAGCGTCGTCGCGGCGCTTCACGATCAGCGCGCCCGATTCCGAGCCGGGGTCGAATCCGCGAAACGTCATCAGGTCGTATGCCGCAATGTCCGCGACCTTGCGCTTCAGGTCGCTCCCCCATGCGACGATGGGCAGACTGAAGCGCTTCTTCAGGTAGCCCGAAGCCTCGTCGCTGGCAGCCACGCGCGCCTGGTCACGAGTCGCACTCGCGACGACGGACAGCGCAGCACCGGGCAAGCCCAGGCTGAGCAATTCGGCGTCGGTGATATACGTCACGGACTCGGACACGCGCGGCTCCTACGGTCACGGCTTACTGGTCGAGATGAGGAATGGCAACGTCACGCCGATGTTCTTCCGGTTGTCCACGCCATACGTGAACTTCTTCTGGTCGAACACCTTCGGGTCCTGCGCGCTGTCGCGGCTGACGAACTGATCGGGCCGACGATTCTGGTAGACGAAGGGCTTCATCGGTTTGCTCACGTCGGCCAGGTACCAGCGAGTCGGGTCGTTCGCGAGCTCGGGGATGACGAGCACATCGGCCCACCCCTTGAGTACGTTCTCGACGCCGGCAGTGCCGGCAGTGTTCGCGACCAGGCTTGCGTTCATGATCTCGAGCGCGGTCTTCTTTAGCTGCGGGGGGACTATCAGCAGGTTTGGCGTCACTCCCAGTGGCTCCCCGTCTTCGCCTGTGTAGCTGGCCATCGCGGCCCAGTTGGTGTTGAAGTTGTCCGCCGTGAGCGCGAGCGCAAACTTGTTGTCGTACGTGCCAGCGCCGTTGTAGGTCGGGTGCGCGTCGTGGAAGAGCGTCAGCCCGTCGAACGCCGTCGGGCCGAGCCCCGTGTTGCTTTGCAGCGCGGTCTTCAGCAGCTGGTCTGTGTGCTTTTTCGCGGCCTGCGCGAGCTGCGGGATCGTGACGGCAGTGAACATCCCGAGATTGTCGTCTTCGATCTCGTCGCGGTCGAGCTCGATGGTCGCCTCGTAACTCTTGTTGACCAGCGTGTAGCTGTGCTCGCTGAGGTTCACGGCCACTCGGGGGCCGACCCACTCGCGCATCAGAGTTGACTGCGCGACCCAGCCGTAGATGTTGGATTTCGAGCCGGACGGGATCTCGGTCGCCACCTTGGGCCACCACGGCTCGGTCGCGCCGTAGACCTCGCCGAAGCGCATCTCGAACTGGATGCGGAGGGCGTTGAGCGATGCTTGAGTGATGATCATGGTCGTTCTCCGTCAGGTCAGGTCAGAGGCTCGCGGCCGGCCACACGGTGGCGACCCACACTCCGCTCGCGTCTACGTCGTAGATCGTCCCGGCCTTCGAGCGCGTGCCGGTCCCGTCAGTAAGTGCCACGGTTTGATCGTCCACCATGTAGCAAGGCTTGCCGATGTCGTCGGCGGCGATGGCGTCGCCGGCCGAACTGTTTTCCCACCGGAAGATGCCGCTCTCGGCCTCGACGGTAGTGGTGTTCGAGGCTCCGGTGCTGACGCTTGTGAGACATCGGCCGATGCACACTGCATCGGTCGCAGCCGTCGCCGGCTTGATGCGACTGTCGCTCTGGTCGTACATGAGCAGCGCGCCCTTGTAGAACTCGTCGCTGTCGATGCCGGTGTAGCCATGTACCATGTCGAAGGAGCTGAGCTTGCGCAGGGTGTTTCGTTCGGCGGTCAGTGCGGCCATGGTCTTCTCCTTAGACCGCTGAAGCGGCCTTCATCTTGTGCTTGAGAAACTTCGCGGGGTCGGTGCCAGTGAGCCGACACACTTCGCGGTCCTCGTCGGTGAGTTTGATCTCGTTGGTATGGGCTGGCGGCTCGGGCTGGCCGAGCGGTGCGCCGACGACCTCGGGAAGCGCGTCGATGAGAGTGCGCGCCTCTTCCACGCTGGCGCTCGCGAGCACGAGCGCTTCGAGTTTCGTGGTCGCGACCTTGCGCGGGTGCGCGCGCATCAGCTCGCGCAGCTCGCCGGCCAAGGCGCGGGCCTTGAGTGCCGTGAGCTCGGCTGCCATGTCGGTCGCGCTCGTGCGCGATGCGTTGAGCGCGGTGAGTACGGCGGTCACCTCGGCGGGCGAACGCTTGCCGGTGATGGCCCGCGCGCTCGCGGCGATCTGCTCGACCTCTTTCTTTTCCTCCTCCGCTGCGGGATCCATCATCTCCGCGGGCGGGGCCTCGCCAGCGCCAGCGGCCGATGCGATGAGCGCCTTGAGAAGTTCCATTGCCTTCGCTGAGTCGCCGCCCTCGATGGCGTCGAGCGCTTCCTTGAGAATCTTCGGATCCATGGTTCCTGCTCCTGATGCCGCAACGAGCGGCATTGCGTTGTCGGTCGCGGGCTGCGCGCAGATGGCCACGTTGTGCACGTGGATGACTCGATTCGTTTTCGCGTCACGTTTGAACGCGGGCGAGACGTATCGTTGTGTTTTTTCGGTCAAGCGACGCACACCGTCGGGCGTCCACTTGATGTCGGTGAGCCAAAGCTCGCCGCTGCGGAGCTCGAGCTTGCCGTACGCGCGGGCGTCGCCGTCGTAGTTGCGGCTCTCGGTATCGAGCGACCGGTGCTCGAGGTCGATCATTATGTCCACGCCGTGCGCCGCGTATTCGCGCATGACGGACTGGGCGGCGACAGCGTCGAAGAGCACCGGGCCTTTGCGGGTGGGGTTCACGCCGCGGGCGAAGAGCCTGACCTCACGCGGTGGCTCGTCTCCCGAGAGCGCGACAGCCAGTGAGGTGAGCCAGTGGTGTGCCACTTCTCGGAGTAGTGGCACACCTGCCGTGGCTACGTCAAAGCCGTTTTTGGCTGTCACTGTCGCCGTGTCCGTTAACGTGGCACGCTCACTCGTGGCACGCGCCGCCACGACAGCAGCGATGGAGCGCGCAAGCGGTGGGCGCAGAGAGTGAGAGTCAGCGACGCACTCGCGTCGGTGGCGAGCGTGGCAATTTCGTCGTGCGCCGCGCGGCCGGTGGTGACAGCGTGCGCGTCAGTGGCGAGCGTTGCCGCGATGGGTGGCGGCTCGACGTAGACAGTCGCAGGCGCCGGGGCGGGGTGAATGAGCGCGACAGCGTGTGTGGACTGCGGCTCGGCGGCTGTCGCGAGCGTTGCCGTGATGGGTGGCGGGGCCGGCTCGGGCGTGAACAGGTACACGTCCCGCGCCGGCGAGCGCTTGCCAGTGCGCACGTAGTCTGGACCGCCCGCTCCGCCGCCCGTGCTGACCACGGGCGCAGCGGTGACCGTCGCGTCGGTGGATTGACCGGGCGTCGCTGCCAGGTCTAGGCTCCGCTCGTATGTGGCTCCGGCCGGTATCAGCTCGCTCTCGTTCGCCTCACCCGGCGTGGCAGCGAGCGGGACAGCTACGGCGTGCTCGACCAGCGCGGCCGGCGACTGCGCGGGCGTGGCTGCCAGCGGGACAGCAACGCTATGCTCGGCGGTAGCGGACTGCGACAGCGCGGGTGTGCCCGCGAACTGCAGCTCCCCTACGCGGGCAACGTCAGCCGCGGGGGAGTCTCCCGCGGTGGCTGCCAGCGCAAGCGCGACGCCGTGCTCGGCCAATGCTGCGGGGGCATGTGCCGGCGTCGCGGACAGTGGCAGCGTGACGACGTGGTCCGCAAGCGTCGACTGCGTGTGGCCGGGCGTGGCAGCGAGCGCGAGGTCCCCCGCGCGGGTAGCGTCTGCCGTGGTGGAGTCGCTTGGCGTCGCTGCCAGGGCGAGCGCGGCGTCCTGCTCCAGTCCCGCCGTCTGAGCCTGGTCCGGCGTGGCCGACAGCGGGACGGCCGTGATGTGGTCGGCGAGCGCGGACTGCGACTGCGCCGGTGTATCGTCCAGCGCGAGCGCGACGCCGTGCTCGGCCAGCGTCGCTTGCGTCTGCGCCGGCGTCGCGGTGAGAGTGAGCGCGACCTCGTACGTCGCGGGCCCGCTGGATGCGGCGGCCGGATCTGCTCCACCGTACCAGACGAACGACATGTGGCTACGCTACCTTGCGAATGCTCGCGTCAAACGCGCGGTCGGTGCCGGCGAGCTTCTGGATCGTGAAGTCCCAGCCGTTGATCAGGATGAACGTTGGCGTCACGAAGATTTCGGTCTGAGCACCGAGCAAGGTCCACTGCGCGAAGACTTTCTTGGTTCCGCCCGTGCCCTCCACCTTCTCGTATGCCTTGATGCGGAACTCGTCGCCCTTCGCCATGTTGCCGGCGTCGATCCAGAGTTGGTACACGCCATCGTCGGTGATGGTCTGCAAGCTTGTGGTGCCGCTCACCACGCTCAGCTCGGAAGCGCCTACGGTCACGCCGTCCAACTCGTAAGGTTCGCTGATCGCCATGCTCGTCTCCTAGCTCACCGCGTAGATCAGGCCGTCATATGCCGCGTCGTTCGCGCCACTGTTGCTCGCGAGCATCGTGAGCCGCGTTGCGGCCGGCACGTGGCAGAACGCGCCGAGCATCGGGATCATGTTGTGGCTGTTTTCCGAGGTATCTTTGCCATACCACCACGTGCCGATGCGCTGCTCGGTCGATGCACCGATTCCAATGCCGAGGTTTACCCAGCCGGCGGGCGTGATGCTCGTGTCGGTTGCCGGCTGGAATCCTGGCAAAAAGTAGAAGTGATCGTCAGTACTGGATGCCGTCATCTCCGTGACGCTCGCTGCGCCGCCGCTGGCCGCTGGCGATACCGCTTGCCCGCGCGCGTTGTTGATCTGTGTGCCGTACGCCGTGACCTTGCGGCCGACGCGGAAGGGCGGATTACCCCCGCCGTATAGCCAGCATCCGACGCGAGCGGTGATGCTCGTTCTCACGCTGGCGAGGACAGCCGCGATGCGCAGCCCGGCGGGTATGTGCAGCGGGAAGAAATAGCGCACCGCGCCCGAACTGGCCGCGGTGCTGTAACCGCAGAGCAGCGCCGGAATCAGTATGTCGTCGGTCGCGCCACCGATGAGGATATCCAACGCGGATTCGCTTGCCGTCGTCGCTGCGCCCGTCGCAGTGATCAGTATCTCGATCCCCCACGAGTCGCGGGTGTTACTGCCAGACGCGATAAGCTCGGTCACCGCGCCATCGAGGAGCGTCGTCGCGTTGCTCGCTACCGCTGTCCACGGCGTAGCGCTGCCGACAATGCCGCCGTTCGTGACGACGGACAGGCAGCCGGACGAAGGCAGCCAGAGCATCGGCTCACGCCTGCGTGCAGGTGATGGTCACGTTCAACGTGTCGCCGCTGATCACGCTACGGTCGCCACCGGTGAAAGCGCCGACACCGAGGAGCGTTCCGCTCGTGCCGCCCTTGGTGTTTTCGTCTACCATGAACGCGCCCGAGATCGTCACGGTCCCGTTGATCGAGAAGACCGCCTTGCTCGCGCTGTTGTCCACGCTGCCAGAACTGATTGTGCCTGGCGTGAACGCTGGGCGGTTCGCCTGTGAGTACGTCGAGCTCTCCGACCATCCAGCGTGGGAGCCCATCGTGTCGCCCGCCGCGTAGTCCGTCTCGCCCGGCCCGAGGACGAGCCCCACGTACCACGCAGGCGCGGCCAATCCGGTTTTCAGCGTCGCGTCGAGGTACTTGTTTTTTCCGGCCGTGGTTACGAGGTTGTCGAAGCCGTCGCGCCACTTCAGCGCGCCGTCGGCGCCGTAACACTCGACCTCGTAATGATGCCGCGGCCCACTGCCGAAGCTCATGCCCGCGCCCGCGTCGAGCCCCGCGCCCGCGCCCATGTCCGGTTTCGTTTCGTGGTTCATATCGTTGTCCCTCAGCCTTGCTTGTGCTGAATCTCCGTGATGCTCACGAGCTGCCCAACGCTGATGTGCGTGTCCCGCATCATGAGCGCGCCCAACCCGCCAGGCTTCGCGACCTTGCCCGACCATGCGACGCGGCCCGCGCTGTCGCACACCTCGAAGCGCACGGCGTCACCGTCGCGCAGGCCGCGGCCCGACCGCGGCAGGCCGCGGGCGAGCGCTACGCCGTTACGCGGCGCCGTGAAGCCGGGCGAGTCCAGCGGCACGACGAGCAGCGTTTTTCCCGACAAGTCCACCAAGCGGATCTCGCCCGCGCCGCCGCCGCGGTCCACTAGCTCGCACACCGCACGGCATGCCGCGTCGCGTGCGTCGTCGCTGAGTAGCGTCAGCTTGTCGAGGCTCATGGCATGCCCTCGTCCGGGGTGGGCACGTCGTGCAGCGCCGCCAGCGTAGCGATGTCCACGTGTAGCCCGTTCGCGCGGTACTCTGCGAGGTCGGCCAAGAACGCGGCATTGCGCTCGCTGAACGTGAGGACTCGAGTAGGCGTTGCTGCCGCCGCTTGCGCGTCACGCGCGGCCTGCGCGGCTGCGCGCGCGGCTTCCTTCGACTTCACCGCGTCGTCGATGGTCTGCGCGCCCTCGGCCCCACCCATCGGGGGCAGGCCTGCTCCGGCCCGCGCCTCGTCCACGCGCACGACCTTCACCCAGTCCGTAGGCGCGAGCTGCACAGTGGGCGCGCTCGACTGCTGCGACGGGAGCGCCACTGTCGGAATGCCGAAGCGCTCCACCATTTTCATCGCGTCGACTCTGCGCCCGCTCGGCGCTAGCACTTGGTCGAGCTTGTCGATCGCATCGGCTGCGCCGCGCATCGCCGCCGCCTTGCGCTCCTGGTCCTCGGGCAGCGTCGTGTCCCACTGCGGGACTGGCGCCGCGTTCGGATCGCCGAAGCCAAGCGCCGCCCATGGTCGCACGTCCTGCTCGTGCAACGTCGTGGCCACGCTGGCCGCGGTGAAGCCGATGATGTCCGCCTTGATGCTCTCGTGAATGCTGCCGGTGTTGAACCCGGGCGTGCCCTCGGTCGTGACGATTTGCCCCGCGAGCACGACGGCAATCGCACGGTCGGCCCATTGGATCTGCTGGTCGAAGACGCCTACTCCGCCCTCGCTGCCGCCGACCGACAGCAATTTCAGGTCGTACCCTGGCGGCAGAACCACGCTCGCGTCGCGCCCCAAATTTTTGAGCGCACTCAGCCACCGCTGACGGCTGCGCTCGTTCGCTCCCTCGGGTGCGATTCCCACGCGAATCGGCTGGCCGAAAATCTCGCTGAACCTCGCGCGGTCGTGCAGTGCGAATTGCTTGACGATCCACGCGAATGCAATCGCGCGCCAGGCTCCTCGCGCCCATGGCCGCGTCGTGCCGTAGGGCGTGTACAGTATCCACTGCCCGTCACCCGCGGCAATGTCCTGCGTCCCGCCGCGATGGTTGATGCGCCACTGCCCCGAATAGACATTCTGGTGCGCCCATCGTGGATGCCACGCCTCTATCCGGTGCAGCTGCCGCGCGCCGAGCTCGCGGTCGAGGGGCACTCGCTGCGCAACGCCGATGCCGAGCATGATTCCCCACGACATGAGCTGCGCCATCTCGCTCTCGGGGTGTGTCGTCCACCATTCGCCACTCTCGTGAGCGTCAGCGGTGCCGCCGAGCGCGATGCGCGCGGCCTCGGAGCCGCCCTTGAACGACAGGTCCAGCCGCAGCATGCCGAGCGTGCGAGTCGCGAGCACGCCACTCGCGCGGTCGTCGGTCGTGGTGATTGTCTCCACGAGGTCCGCCGCGCGCATCAGATTGCCGGAGTCGGCCTCGGCCAGGCACAGGTCCAGCTCCTCAGGCGTCCACTTCGCGATTGCTCGCGCGGGTAGTTGGGCCACGGCTGAGCCAGGCGTATCGTCGTCGCGGAGCTGGGATAGGAATCGGCCCCGCTGGTCGCGCTCCGGGCGCATCACCTCGTGCAGGCCGGGCTGTGCCACCACGGATAGGCATGGCACAGCAATGGCAACCAGGGAAGCGCGGAGTGGCGGATGGCTGCCAGCGTGGCTGGCGTGGTGGCACGGTCAGTCTACCGGCGCGTACTCCTCGAATTCTCCGCGCGGAATCCCGGCGTAACACTGCTCGACCTGCGCTCCGTGATACCTCGGATCGTGGGCTCCCGCCCGCGCTCGGACGCCGGCGTGCCGGTAGTCCGCGCCGCCACGGGTGATCTGCCAAACGGCGAGCACGAGCGCGGACACGAGGTCACCGTGCGTCGTGCTCCCGTCCACATCTCGCCGCCGCTTCGTCGCCACCGCGAGTCCTGTGGCAGTCGCGCGCGCCTCGACGTCGCCGAGCTGCTTGCGCAGTCGCGGTGAACGGGGCAGCTCGATGCGCCGCGCGTGGATCATTACACGCAGGTCGAGGAACGTCTGCGCTATCTCCTCTTGCCGCACGGGCGCCGCAATCCAGTCCACGTCAGCGTCCCCGAGCACGGGCTCCCACGATGCGCGGTAGTGGCCATCGGACGCGAGCGCGCCCACGTCCCACTGGCGCAGGTCCGCGCAGAACGCGCGCGCCACGTCCACGGGGTCACGAGGCCCGCCGTCGTTGCGCAGCTCGCGCATGTGGACGACGCGCAGGCGAGCGAGTGGCCCACTGACGCCCGCGGGCTCAAGCTCCTCAACCACAACGAGCGCCGAAGCATCGCGCACGAAGGCCCAGTCCGCTCCGGCTGCGCGTCTCACTCCGCCGCCATGCATTCATCCACCGCCTTTGGGTCGAAGAACACGCTCGTAACCGCCGGCATTGGGATAGCAGCATACTCGCGCTCCCACACCAGCGGGTCCGTCTCCCACGAGCGAGTCTGTGCCTCGGTGATCGTCGGATTCGCGGCCCACGTCGGCGCAATCCGCACCATCTGCCCCGGTGTGTCGCCCGCTTCAACCATTCTGTGATGCACATCGAGAGTGGACCACGGCGACGATATCCACGCGACCTTGGCCAGCGGCTGCGTGGCTAGCGTCGGCAGGATGCTCTGCACTACCTCTTGCGCCGGGTTCGTGTCGGTGTCGTCGTCGCGCCACTTGGCCATCTCGTCACCGAGAATCCCTATACTCGTGAACCCGCTCACGCCCTTCACACTCGCGGTGAGCACGCGAATTGCGCGCACGCCGTACTCTGTCCCGACGAGCAGCTCGGTGTTTCCCGCGCCTAGACGCTGGACGAACTCGCCACGCTTCACGGCGCCGCCCGTCGCCCGCACCTCTCGCCACCCGGCGAGCGTGAGCAGCACCCCGCACGTGCGGATTCGCTCGACAGCATCCCTCCTCTCCACCGATACGACGGCCAGCACGCCGAGGTCAGCGTCCGGGACGACATGCTCGCCTGCGATGACCTCGGCGACGGCCCAGCGGCACAGCGACGAGCTCTTCCCGCCGCGC